AGTTCTTTTTTCTCCTGGAGATGTGAGCAGGGATGTATTCCAGTCCCTTACGACTCAAGTAGGATTCGAACCTACGACCGACTGCTTAGAAGGCAGTTGCTCTATCCAGCTGAGCTATTGAGTCAAGTCCTGGTTCCTATCGCCTCTAACCCTGAACCAGGAAGGGGGTCACAGCAGTGGTCTCTCAACCACCTCTATAATATAGGGCATCTGACAGTCACTGTCAAGGGGTGCAGGCAGAAATAACATTAAATACATCTGCCTCATTCATTGATAGTGTTAGTGGTAGACAGACATGTGGAACCCAAGAGCGTGTATCCCCTACAAAGGTATAGGGGTAAGAATTCTCATCAAGGATTGATGTTATTTGATTTGTATGATCATAGACAGGTGAAGTTTTAATGGAAGAATCTTCAATAAAACAAATATACTTGTAATAAGATGGTGAAACAAAAGATTTAGTATAGTTGATCTTCTTAAAAGAATAATCACCTAACTTTGAATCATAGATGTCTGCTAATTCTTCCTTATGTTGGATAATTGATTTGTAATTATTAATGATAACATTGGCAATTGCTGCAGAAAAATCATTCATCCTAGCATTTGGAAGTGCTGGTAGTGAATGGTGCAATTGTCCATCAACAGGATACTTACCATAATCACGCAAACAACGTGCTTGTTTTGCCTTTACAGGGTCTTTAAGAATAACAACTCCTCCTTCACCTGCTGGTATGGGTTTAGTGGGGAAGAAGGATAAAATTGCTGCATCCCCAAAGGTGCCAACATACTTACTATCTATACTAGTAAAAGGTGAGTGCGCGCAGTCTTCAATTAGGATAACTCCTCTCTCCTTACATAACTCTGATATCTCTAGAATATCAGGATTTGGATATCCACCAATGTGTGTAACAACAATGGCATCAGGTTGATGCTCTAAAGCATCCCTAATAATACCAATGTCAGGCATCAAAAGATTCTGTCTAGAACCAAGAAGAATAATCTCTTTGTTAGCAGTTACCCATGGTAAACAACTAGCAAAGTATGTATTTGTTTGAACTGCAATCCTTTTAATTTCAGGAAAAAGCAGACTAATTGTTTGAAGTGCAGTTCCACCACTTGATGTGGTTACACAAGGACGTTTGTATAAATGCCAAAGAGTATCTTCAAGCAGTTTTGATTGTGGACCAGTGGACCAAAATCCTGAATGCAATACCTCAATCAATGATTTTTCTAATTCATCATTAATTGGTTTACCAAAATCTAAAAATTTATAACCCATCATCACCTCTCCAGTAATTAGACCATTTGGGATCAAGATACTCAGTAGAAGATGCAAAACGCAAATCACATGATAATCTTGGAATTAAGTTGTTAGTATTAAAGGATGCATGTACAACATTTAAACAATGAAATACTACATCCCCCTTTGATACCTTTGGCAAGTACCAAGTTGTCTCAAGATTATCTGCCAAACCCTTGAGATCACTTGCGATAGTTCTATCATCCCTAACCAATTTTGTTATGGTTGAAATATTTTTATGAGAATCTTTTAGATAAACAAGTTGACCATGATGTGAGTCAGCAGGTCCAAGTGATATCCAGGCAGTTAGTGCTTTACTATTATCTGATGTTTTAAAGTAATCTCTATCACGATGTGCTAATGTGCATCTAGAACTAAGGTGAGAAAAACTTCTTAGAATAGCACGTGGACAAAGAAAAGATTGATCTGAATGCAACAATACTGCAGCTAACTTTTTCAAAACACTTGATTCAATAAAATCACAGAATGATTTTGAGCGCACAAAAGTATTAGCAGGGTGCAAACCTATACCATGTGATAGTTTTGAACTCTTTACATGAGTCCAATCATCACCATCATATTCATAATCTCCCTCAAACATAGAAAAATATTGACTCCTTAAGGAGTCAATACTATCATGTGACAAAACATTCTTTACAACCAGAAGTCCTTCTAAGTTGTTCAGAGGTTTACTATTAAGAAGATCATCATATTCAATATAACATTCTGAAGGAGGATCTATTGCTTCAAAAGAATTACCAGAAGCATTCAAATCATAATGCATTGCATATCATCTATGAATATTTTCAGAACCACCCTGGAAATTCTCTGATCCACCAATAGGATCTAATTGTAATGTGGTTGGAGCATTCTTTGTTGCCATCTGATACATGACCTCATGAATGTCTTCTGATTCATTAGTCCAATACTGACGGTTCTCTTCCTCTTGTTGCTTAATTTCTGCTTCTTTCTTCATGTAATCTTGATTAGCATCAGAGATTACAGCAGGTCCAAACCAAGGATCATCAGTAAGGACAACTGGTGCTGGGACACCAGTAAATGGATTATCCATTTCAGAACAGTCTACAATTTCCTCATCAATAGCACACTCAATTTCTTTATCAGTAAGTGGCCAATTGATTGACTCAGCAGGTTTTCTTGAAAAAATTTGAATTGATTTCTTTAAGGATTGAATATTCATGAGAGAACAAATTTCTTTGTGTAATCGTAAGCATAGATTTCTCTGTTACCCTTGATTCCCCACCCTAACCAGTAGTATGCAGGGACCATATATTGAGAGACAGTTTGTCCACCACCCTCAAACACAGGCAATTGTCTTTGGAAGATATTCTCATTAATCATGTAACGAGTTTGACCTTCTAGTGAACTTGGGTCACAATTGTATTTATTGCAGAAGTTACCAAGACCATCATAGCGACCTATTGAGGTCCACTGAATAAGACCATACCCACCCCTATGGCAAGCGTTGTAAGGAACTCTAGCCCCTCCCTCGCATATGTTGGAATGGAAGTTAGACTCCTGTTTAATGTTTCCCATGATCGTAGCAAGAGCATTACGATCTTTAATTTTTGTGTGCTCTTGGAGTTCTGCAAGGACATACTGCTCTGATTCTGAACAATCTGGACATTTCCAACTTTCCTCATATCGTACCACTGGGATAGGTACAACTGTGAAATCAGTGGGCAGTTGCTTTGCTGGCGCTGGTGCCAGAAAATTCATAGCAAAAAATGTTTCAGCAATCATAGGTAAAGTAATCTTTCCTGTAATAACGACCAAGGATGTTACTATTATAAAATGCAGGCGTCCCATCTGTCAATTGCTCAATAAGTACATTATTTAGAAAAAGTTGTCTTGTTTCCTCATAGTTTACCCTACCAGGAGTCTCATGTAAACTCAATATAGTTCTTCTAAAGGATTCCTTCCCGTATTTTTTAATATCATCCTTAAGCTCTGGACAAGATCCATAGTAGTTGCGCCAGTTGCTTTCAGATGTAACTCTTCTCCGCTTGACAGTTTTATCTTTAGATCTAGGCTTTCGTTTTTGCCAAAAATACTTTCTCCCAATGTACTGTCGTTGGTTCTGGAGATTGGTAATGTTATACACAAAACCGTAAAAGTCCCCAACATCCCCCCTATTAAAAGGGGACTCCAAATATCTCCAGGGATTCTGATACTCTTGATTTTCTTCCACATAATATTTTAATCTCCAGTATATATCTTCTTCTGTCCCTGGTAAAAGATTACTTCATCAGGAAGATAGAAGTGTGGTCCACGTCTTATAATTGATTTTTGTTCCTCTGAAAATTGAGGATTCTCCTCCAGACACTTCATCTGCCACGTCTTGGAACCACCAGTCATCTTGTCGCTTTGCATCAATTCTACAGTTTAAATCCTGAGAAGGTGTCTTTTTTGACATCTTGCTTAATTCCTCCAACAACATAGGACTCAACCTCTGTCTCTTGTGGAGCAACTTGCAAACCTTTAGAAGAGATCCAATGTTGTGTCCAAGGCAGGGGATTAGCATTAGCAGCAATATCATAAACTGGTTTGAGACCCAGTGCTTTCATTCTACGATTAGCAACCCACTCAACATACTTTTTGAGAAGTGCATCATTAAGACCAATCATGCTTCCATCCTGGAACAGATAATCTGCCCATTTCTTCTCCTCATTGACTGCCTTGTCAAACATTGCATAGACATTCTCTTCTTCCTCTTTAGCAATCTCTGCCATCTCAGGATCATCACCTTGCTTCCACTTGTTAAGAATATTCTGAGTGATAGCAAGATGCTGATTCTCATCACGTGCAATTAGTGAGATAATCTTTGCAGATCCCTCCATAAGTTTGAGTTCACCAAATGCAAAACTGCAAGCAAAACTAACATAGAACCTAATACCCTCAAGAATGTTAACGTTAGCAACAGCTCTGTAAAGTTTTCTCTTAACATCCTTTTTGGTCCAGACAGAAGATGGAGAGTCTTTCCAATCCTCCTGCCACATACTGCCAGTGCCATACTCTTGGGCTGCTTGAATGAACGCGTCATATGCCTCTGTTACACTCCTTGCTCTTTCCAAGATTCTCTCATCAGTAATAATCTTGTCAAAGACCTCTGAAGGGTCACTGTAGACATTCTTAATGATATAGGTGTAGGAGCGACTATGAATCATCTCCATGAACCCCCAGACCTCCATACATGCCTCTAGTTCAGGTAGGCTGCAGTAAGGAATAAAAGCCATCCCAGGACCACGCCCTTGAATGGAGTCAAGCATAATCTGATACTTGAGGTTAGAGGTATAGATATGCTTTTGTTCTGGACGAAGTGATTGATAATCTCCACGATCTTTCTGCAGTGATACCTCCTCTGGTCTCCAAAAATATCCTAGTTGTTGTGTTGTAAGTTTCTCAAAGATAGGATACTTATAGGAGTCATATCTTTGTACACCAAGAGGCGCACCAAAGAACATTGGTTGCTTCTTGGTATCATGAGGGGTGCTGTTAAAAACAGTCATCCCCTTTACCTTCTTATCATTAAGTGTATTATTCACTGAACTTACCTTAAACTGCACAGGATTCACACTCTCCCTCCTCTACTTGTTCTAATTCTGCTAAAAGGTTACCTAAATTTGAAGACTTCTCTTCCTCAATCTCATCAGATTTCATGTCATGGGTATTCTGATAATATGATGTCTTCCAACCATACTTATATGTAGTCAACAGATCATTTGCCATTTGAGAAACTGGGACCTCATTATTGGGGTAGTTCTCTGGATTGTATGACCAGTTACCAGATATGGCTTGATCAAAGAATTTTTGCATCACAGACACCACATTTATGTACCCAGTGTTGTCAGGCATCTCCCACAACAATGTGTAGTTATTTTTCAAAGTGGTATAGGAGGGAACAATCTGCTTAAGAGGCCCCTTTTTGGATTTCTTAATGGACAAGAAGTCTCTTGGGGGTTCAATTCCATTGGTTGCATTTGACACAACGGAACTGCTCTCTGATGGCATTTGTGCGGACAGTGTTGAGTGCCTGAGACCGTATTGATTGATAGATACTCTAAGAGACTCCCAATCATGTGCTAACTCCTCTGATGTGATTTCATCTACATCCTTCTTATATGTATCAATAGGAAGAATACCATCAGCATACTTTGTTCTACCAAAGTATTCACAATGTCCTTTCTCCTGTGCAAGTTTGTTTGAGGACTTCAGCAGGTAATATTGGAAGGACTCAGACAGTCCATGAACAGCATCCCATGCCTCTTGAGATCCATAAGAGTATCCAAGTTTGGCAAGATAATGT